TGATACTGCAGGTGGTATAACCGTTCCTGCCATCACTGATTTAACTTCATCTGGAATAGAGTCAATTGCATCTTTTGCGATAGTATACTCCTGCTTCATTCGAGTTACCTCTTCTTTAACCATCGGCTCAATCTGCTTTTTAGCTTCTTCTATTGCTTTATCCTTTGCCTCTTGTACTTTAGCTTCAGCTTCCTCTTCAGTCATGCCTCGCTCCATATTTTCTTCTTTTACCTGATTAAAAATCTCTACTTGAGCCTTAATAGGTTCTGCTTTTTCAACTAGATTATTTACAATTTTGTCTATGTCTAGCCCAGGAATATCTTTACCTAGACTATCCAACTTCTCTAATAATTTAATTTGATCTGCTAATGCCATTTTAAGTTTATTTAGTTTTAGACCACTGACTTAAATAATCAGGTGTCATTAATGGAAGAGGTGGGCTTCCTGCAGCTGCATGAGTATGAGAATTAAAAAGAGTCATAAATTGATTACCTTTAATTAATGCTTGTGCTGCATCCTTTCCTAATTCAATATTTGGTGAGTCGATTACTACCTTATTATCAGTTTTAATTGTAATCAAGTTATCATTTGCAATATTAATACTTGCAGCTTTTACCTGAATAGTAAAACCTTTAGTTGGACTGAACCAAATCTTTAATTCTTTATCTCCATCAAAAAGAACTACATGCGCACCTTCGTATTCTCCATCCTGACCTATTTCAGATTTAACATCATCTGCTAATTCATGGATTGCTGAATATTCTGGAGAATATGGATTTCCATTATTAAATCGAATAGCCACAATCGCTCCTTTTTTAGGAATTGAAATAGCTCCACTTTTTCCAGCTGCTCCAAAAAAGGTTGAGTTTTGACGAGGATAAGCCCATGGTAAGTCTTCAGTTGGAATGTCATCATAGACTCCAACTACTCTAACTCTAGCACGACCCTCTTTTCTAGGGTCAACTATATCCTCAATAACTCCTAGAAACTGTTTATCTAAGAAATCATTAATATCTCTGCCTGCTATATCGTGTCCGCTCATCTCTATATTATATCTTTATCTACTCTCCGGTTTTATGGATAAACATCACCTAAATCATTAACTGGTTTAGCCGGTTTTGGGTTAGCATAATTATCTCCAAGATCACTAACGACTGGTCCTGGGGGAATATCTGCATAGTTATCTCCTAGTGAGGTAACTGCTGGAGGAGCTTGGAAATCAGGATACTTATCATTTAATGACTTTACTTCAGCTCTTTTAGTAGGCGCTGGATAGGCTTCGCCAATCGGTTTAGCATCTTTAGTAATTGCTGCTCTTAATGAATCTGGAACAAATCCTCCTATTTTTTCAAGAGTACGATTAGTTGCTGACTTTGCTTTATCGGTTACACCTTTTACAAAAGGAAGATTCGAAACACTATTTACTTTATCTCTAATATTTTGCATTTGTCCTCTAGCTGCCCATGGATCATTAATCCTAGTCACAGTATTATTATCATATAATTTAGTTCCATCAAAGAAACTTGACTCTTCTTCAAAATAACCTATTTTTATTTTAAAAGAACTACTTGCCTGTGTGTTGCCAGTTTCAATACTAAGGCTTGAAGTATTGCCCATTGGAAAACTTTCTGAAAAATCAAATTCACACTGTCTGCATTTAAATTTAACATAACCAAATTGCTCCATTGTACTGGTTGGGTCAACATTCCCAAAACTTGAAGTAATTGTACTTGCAGTTGTTACTAATGAGTTTGCAAATCCTCCAATTTTAGTATCGTTTAACAAGTTTCCAGCTGCTCCAGGAATAGTATATCTCATATTTCTGGTCTCAGCTACATAGATATCCATCGTAAACCATCTTAAATTATCTGGCACACGTTCTCTTAAATTATGTTTATCATAAATTGCATTACGATAAAGACTTGCTAATTCAGTTATCCTTAAATCAACTGCCTCTAATGTATTAATAGTAATTGTTGTTTCTTTGGTTCCGCTAGTAATATTAGTACCAGCTGTCCACATACTGTCAAGTCCATTAATTTCTTGAAAATACCATGGTGCTTCAAATGTTAAGTACCTAAGAATACTTTTAAATGTTTTTAGCATGTCCTCCCTAGACTTTGAATAGACTAGGTCAGAACCTAAATATGCCATTGCACTATTATTACTACCGTTTGGCTCTTCAAATAGTGGACTACATTCAATTGGATCCATATGAGTATCACCTAGCGTTTCAAAATGAAAATCTAGCGCAAACGTTAAATACGTAGGTTCATCATACGGATCAATAAACGAACCTTTCTTAAAATTATTGATTTTATTTTGAACACCATAAAAATTGTGCATCTCTTATTAAATTATTTTAGCTGGTCTCCATTCTCTTCTAGATAAGAAAAACTCAGTATAGAATGGATCTGACTTTGTTGAATCATAGTGATATTTAACACCTTTTACATAATATCTACCACTTAGCTGTTGATCTGCTATTAAGTCATCGCCTTTTAAACCATTCGTCTCACCTGGGTTACTGACGCCTGCTCCTCGACCAGCTTTAAGATACTCTGCAACAAATTGAGTAATATGAGTAAATATTGAATCTCCTTTAATTGTTTGAGGATTAATTCCTCGAGTTACTACTCTTAATTGAATTTTTTCTAATTCATTTAAGTTATGGGTATTTAAGAGGCGTGCTGCATTCCATTGACTATGAGTGTTTCCATAATTAATATCCATCCATTTCTTAACGCCAATTTCGTCTAATCCTATATCTTCAGGTATTAACATATGTTCTTCTAGTGCACCTGCTGTATTAATTGGCGCCATAAAAAAATCTTGGAATTTATTAATAGGCTCATCATTAAGGACATGGTCATAATAATAAATTTTCTTTTTATATCCATTATCCTTTAGAATTTTTCCTTGATTTGAAATAAGACTTGCTTCCAATATATAATTTGATAACTTTGCCATTCCTGGATCAGACGTTAATACTTTAACCATTGATTCTTGGTCGTTACCCTGTTTATTTGCTGCATTTTTAATAGCTTGATTATAATCAAGTTCTCTAGAGTTACCGAATGACATAAAAGTTTCATCAAGCTCTAATGAAGCAAGTTGACGATTAACTTCAATCATACATAAATTTAAATCCTTTGAAATATAAGTATCATAAAATGATTCTTCTCCTCCATACGCATGGTTTGCAACATCCTTAATAAAATTCAACGGACTACTGTTCATATTAATCCATGTCATAGTATCAGCGGTCACTACTTCATTTTCAACAAAGCCTAGCCCCAAATCTGATGCAATAGTAATTAGAGCATCTTTTGAAGTTAAAGATTTATAACTTTTTGAAGTATTGTTATATATGTTTGGGACAAACAATTCACCCTTTATTAAATACATTATACCATTTGATATTCCTCTACTATTTTTATCAAATGGTTTACTTAATGATTTAATTGAAGTTATTAGAAAGTCTGTCCTGATAGAAAATAAATTATCATTTGCTGATTTAATATAGATACTTACCAATAGATTTTTCTTTGGAAAGGCTGGCCCTGCAAATTTTCCATTAATATCTTTAAAAATTAAAGTAAGAGTTGGTATAAATCCAGTTTCATCAATTATTAAATTGTCTATGCTTTCAACAAGTTCTCCATTTATTTTAACAAAAGGCATATCTGAGCCAGCTGACTGTGCCGTACTTGTCGCTAATGATCCGCTAGTAACTGCTGCTCCCTTATCATGACCTAGTGAATCATCTAAATCGAATAATTCAACAATCGGAATTTTTGCCTTTTGTGTCCTTTTTAATACTTGACTAAATGCCATTAGAAATTATTTGTATTTTTAATTTGGCTTTCTACTCTACTTCTAGTTAATGAGTTGTTTTTATTTAAAGATTCACTATTTGATATATTGCTTCCAAAAATAACTTTACCATTAACTATTTTAATATTCGATTCTCCAGTCAAATTTACATTTGGCGGAGTTATTTCCTTAATTTTCTTTTTAAGAGAATCAAGTCTTTTTTGATCCTTTTTGGTTTTTGGTTTTACTGTAACTTCGCTATTTGTTTTAGCTAAGTCTCCTCCTTTTTCAGGAATTATTCTAGGCGCACCTACCATTTTATCAAAAACCATATCAGCTGGCGCTAATAATAAAGTATCACTATCTAATGAAAATGGATTTGATACTCCATTAAATTTTAATAAAACATCCCATCTTTCCGGATTTCCATAAACTCGTTCTGCTAATCGATCTGGTCGCATAGCTTCATCTGGTAAAACTAGTACTGGTCCTAAGCTGGCACCATTTGAATTAAATTTAAAAGTTGAACTAATTAAATCAATTAGCTTTTCTCCATTCTTCTTAGTAAAAACTTTCTTTACCCTTAATAATTTACTAACTATCATAATTATTAATCTTTTGTTTTAAGCTGATTAAAATAATCTGGCAATGCTCCAGACTTTCCAAAACCTTCTCCATATGCTCTAGCGACGTTTTTACTAAAGTATGATGCTAAATTATTTGCTGCACTATTTTCTGAACCTTGTGAAGAAGTTGCTGCACTATTAAAAGTATTTAGTTGTTTACTCACATATTCTCCATATGAACCATAACTGCTGCTTGGCTCGGCTAACGCAGTATACGCTAAATTTCCTCCACCTAAATTAAACATTGATTCAATATCTTGTTTAGCTCGAGGTCTTCCTGGATCTAATGTAACTGAAAATTTAACACTTACTGGAAAGTCTTCATCTCCAAGTTCTTCTGAAAATGTTATATCAGTAGTCTTTAAACAAAGATTTCCAATTACTGCAATTGGGTCAGCTGGATTACCTACCATTAGATGCCATTCACCCACTGCTCTTCCATCAAGTATAGATCTCATCTTTAATGGTGCTTGAATAAGGTCTTTCATTCTAGCACCAACTATGTCATTTGCAAGACGAGTATTTCCCAATTCTTTGACAGTATTTATTACGTTATCTGTAATTGAGTCTCCTCCAGCAAATGATGCCTGCAATTTTTCTGCAAATTTCTTGAAGTCAGCCGCCGCTGATTTAATGAGTGCAGTTTGCGCCTTTACTGTCTCCATCATACCGTTAATATAGTCTCCCTTGTCCATTGCATCAGTATTAAAAGCCGGTGCTGTGTATCCAGTTTGCTTAAAATATCTAATACCGCCTCCATAAAATGGGGCTGAACTGTATGTTAATGAAAGGAAGTTACTAATTAGATCAAGCATAGCTACTTTTGGATTAACTCTTCCATATGATCTCAGGTTATACTCAAAATCTAATTTAATAGTTTGAGTATACGTAAGTCCTTCTTTTCTAGTCTGAGTAGTATTTACGACATTTACAGGACCAAGCACTCTATTCCAATACGGGCCATCTGGGTCATATGCAGCCTTATCGTATTCTTGGAGCATTGCATCTGCACCTGTTGCTTGTAATGGATTATTTGGATCTGCATAAAGACTTGCCAAGATTATTTGTCTAGCCGTTTCTCCACTAATTCCTCCAATCTTTTGATCTGCAGTTATCCCGACTGCATCAAGAATTTTACCAGCCGCTACTTCATTTCCTTGGACATCTTGTACTTTTGTCCCTAGCGGTTCCCAGTTAAATCCATAAGTTATTCCAAATATGCTTGATAACTTATTTCCAGTATCTCCGCCCCACCAGGTAACTGCTTGTGCAATAGGAATGAGTGGCAT